AAGAGCTTCATATTAAGGAAAGGGACGATTTAACGGAAAAACAAATTGAGATTCTTCAAACAGCATTAGCAAAAGATACCCGCTGTATATTCCTAAATGGTGTTTTTGGCAGTGGCAAAACATGGCTGTCTGTTCTGGCCTCCCTGAAACTTCTTAACCAGAAGAAGGTTGACCAAATTATTTACGTTAGAAACCCTGTAGAAAGTTCAAGCACTGGCAAAATGGGCTACCTCAAAGGGTCTTTAGAGGAGAAGCTCGAACCCTATGCCTCAATCATCTATGATAAACTTGAGGAACTTTTGCCACCACAGGAAATAGAGCTTTTGAAGCAAGAAAATAGAGTAGAAGCAATTCCTCTTGGATTCTGTCGTGGCAAGTCGTGGAATTGTAAAGCTGTCATCGTGGATGAAGCGTCCTGCATTTCTTATGAGGACGCAATTTTATTGATTTCAAGATGTGGCGAATTTACTAGAATTTTCTTCATTGGTGACGAAAAAAATCAGGCCGACATTAAGAATCCTGGGCTAGAAAAAATGATGGCTAAATTTAATGACGATATTTCCAGAGAAAATGGGATATTTTGTTATGAATTATATGAAAAGCAAGATGTAGTTCGTAGCGGATTTTTGCGTTTTGTTTTAGAGCATCTCGGAATTATAAAATAATTATAATTTCCATAATCTTCTAGTAAAATTCCCTAACCCGTGTGTAACCATTCTATATGGACGAACAGGTTGTTGCCTCACACATTGCCCAAATTATTGGAACTCTTGCCGCAGGGTTTGTTTTTTTGGCCAAGTATAGGGAAGTTTTAGGGTTTATTTGGCAGCTTTTTCTTCTTGCGGCCAAGCCTTTTCAATGTTTTTGGCGCTGGATTAAATTGGCGCGAAAATTGGAATCAGCCCAAGAAAAGAACGAAAACCGTTTCGACTCCTTAGAAAAGTCCATCAAAGACTTAACCCTTTTTGTAAAAGAAAAACTCTCTCCTAACGGTGGCTCCTCTCCTGTTGACGCTATCAAAAGAATTGAAAACCGCCAAATCGCCTCAGACGCTCGCCAAGCGGCGCTTTTAAACGATGCTAACGATGGAATTTTCTATTGCGATGTAAATGGCCGAAACTCTTGGGTAAACAGAACCTACGCCCGATTCTTAGGTTGCGGCACAAATGAGCTTTTAGGCTTGGGCTGGAAAAAGTTTATCCACACAGATGAGTTAAAGCGTTACCATCAAGTTTGGTCCGAAGCTTTTGCCGATGGTTGCGAATTTGAAGACTTTGTAACCTTTTACGACGTAGAAAACAAGCCAATTAAACTAAAAATCGCCGCAAACGCTATCCAAAACGAAAAAGGCGAAACAGTTAGTTACATTGGCCAAGTGATTAAGGTCTGAAATTGTATATAATTAGTGTAATGGGTGTTATTATTAAATATGACCCCCAAGTATTGCCCCAACTGCGGAACTAAGGCCCCTTCCGTCACATCTAAATTTTGCACTAATTGCGGCCAATCTTTAAACACGTTAACAATCACCCCCAAAACAGCCCAAGCTTCTCGTCAGCTAGAAGATATTGAAGACGGTTCTGACATTCTAGAGGTTCCAGAGCTAGATGGTTTAGATGTTACGATTTCTGGCGATGATGACGATGAAAAATACGTCAATACCTTAACCTCATTCTCCTTTACCGCAAACGGCGGAACGGTTTTCGTCAAGCCAAAGAAAGTTAAACCCCGCCACATTTAAATGCTAACCTACGAAGATTGCGCCGAACAAATCGAAAAAGAACTAAAAAAGCGCCGCCGAAAGTGGACGCTTGATATTCATCGTTGGCTGGATTGGGACGATGTAGCGCAAAATCTTCGCCTTCACATTTCTAAAAAGTGGCACCTTTGGGATCAAACGCGCAAACTTGCGCCGTGGATTCAGCGCATTGCGAGCAACCAAATCTACAACATGTTTCGCAACCTTTACACGAACCACGCCCGCCCATGCGTGCAGTGTAAATTTGCCGTTGGAGAAGACGGCTGTTCTGTCACCGAAAGCAACAACCAATGCAGCGAATGCCCCATCTACGAAAAATGGGAAAAGACCAAAAAATACGGCTATCACGCCAAAATGCCGCTTGAACTTGAGCATCACGCCCAAGAAGTTAACAACAAAATTGACGACACAATCAATTTCCAAGAAACCATGCGCCGCGTCTTGGTTGAACTCGAAAAACACATGACCGCCAAAAGGTTTGAGGCGTTTAAAATGCTGTTTATTGACAACGTGCCAGAAGCGGATGTTGTAGTCGCCCTAAGAATTCGCGGCAATCCAAAAAACAAGTATAGCCAGAAAAAGCTCCTAAGCGCATACCGTGAGAGCCTTGCCAAAGAGGCTAAAAAGATTATCGCAGAGAGTGATATAGCAGAATATTGGCCATGATATTTTCTTACAATAGCTGCATACGAGAAATGAATCGGGAAATCCAATGTGGAACCAAACCATCCGACTTAACCATGATTAAGAAATGGTATGGATGGATTTTAAAGATAAAATAAATGGCAACCCCGCCCAAAAAACCCTACATCTTAAGCGAGAATCAAAAATCCTTGATTCTGGACAACTTTGGCAAAGGAGTAACGGACGTTAACCTCCTAACTAAACTCGTTACTGGCAACGACAAAAAAGATGGCCGCGACATTGAAGGCAAAGCTGTTCGCTTATTTTTGGCCGAAAATGGCAAACGCTACAAGACAAAACATAATCCTGTGCGCGAAGATTCGCCCGAACTCTCGGAAGAAAATAAAAAGCAAATAGAACTATGGATGGCCGAAGACAAGACAACCTTGGAAATGGCCAAGGCAATTTTCGGCGCGGAAACAAAAAAGTTGAGCCGTGAATGGCGGGCGGTTTTTGCCTATGTGCAAGAGGTTAATCCTGATTATCGGCCCGAACAAACGCCTCTTTCTACCACGAAATATTATGCGCCGAGGGAATTGAGTCGTGTAGTGGCTTATATCAACCAATCGGTTGGAATCTCCCTAGACCCTGAAAAAATATCGGGCAAATACAAAGCCTATGTCGAAAAACTAAAGTGCAATATGGGATCAATGAGGTTTGCGCGTATTTGCGATTCCTACTTAAACCAGAAAGACCGCGATTTGTTTATCGAGGAGTTTGTGAGATTGACATGGGATAAGCCTGATTTGACAGCGGATGAGTTGAACCTGTACATGAACGTTTGCAAGGATATTGTGAACGGCGAAGTTTTGACGAACCATATCAACACCTTAAACGAAATGTTTAGCCAGATGGGTGATGATCCTTCTGAATTTTCTGTTAAATTTTCGGAAATGCTAAATTCCAAAACCTCGGAATACCAGCAAAACCAGAAACGTGTTGCTGATACGATTAAAAAATTACAAGGTGATCGGGCGGATAGGTTGAAGAATCAATCTAAGGACGAAACTTCATTTATTTCTATTGTTCAACTTGCCCAAGAAGAGACAGAACGTAAAAACATGCTTAGATTGGCCGAATTACAACGGGCCGCAATTACAGAAGAGGCTAATCGCTTAGAATCAATGGAAGAGTTTCGTTGCAGAATCATGGGAATAGGAAAAGAAGATGTTATCTGAGTGTAAAAAATGCGGGAAAAAATTCCCAACAGAAAGAAGTCTCCACGCGCATTTTAAAATGCATGGAATGACTTTGGCTGATTATTATTGCGAATTTTACCCAAGAAAAGACCTTTTAACACGCCAAGCTCTCCAGTTTAAAAACAAGGATGAGTATTTTGCCACGGATTTTGCAAGCCGAAACAATATGCTAGAATGGTTTTCACTGGCAGATGAAGAGTCTGGCCGTCAGGTGGCTATGTCAATGCTTTTGTCAAGAGTCGAATCTAAAAAATTAACCGTTGCTCCAAATGAGGTAGAGTTATTTTTCGCCGACCTTCCGCCGATCAAAGAATATAAAAGACTGTTCGGATCATTTACAAAAGCCTGCGAGATGGCTAAGGTTAAGCCAATGTTTTCAGGTAAGCCACCAAAGGAATGGTCTAATGATTTTTCTGGCCGCAAAATAGCCATTGACACAAGAGAACAAAAGCGTTTGCAATTCGCGAATTGCGAATCTTTAAAACTGGACATTGGAGATTATTCAACCCTTGGAAGCGAATATACAAATACATTCGTTGACCGCAAATCATTTGACGACTGGTGCGGAACTCTGGTTGGAGATAATTTGGAAAGGTTTCGGCGTGAAATTAATCGAGCTAAAACCCAAAACTGCTTCTTGTGGGTAGTAATCGAGTGCCAAATTGAAGACGTTTATTCTCTGGCTAAGAAATCTTATCATAAGCCAAACATCTCCTTTATTACTCACAACATGAGATTGCTTCAACATGAGTTTAAAGATTGCTGCCAATTTGTTTTTAGTGGGGGCCGCGAAAATAGTCAGCTAATTATTCCCAAACTATTGTGCTTGGGACAAAAACTCTGGAATGTGGATATTCAATACTTTTTGGGAGGGAATAGCTAATGGCGTGGATAAAAGGCCAGCAGGCAGACTTGCCTAAAGACAATTTGACAGAAAAGCTTTCTCTTGCGGAAGGATATTTGGAAGAGAAGGACGCTAAGCTCTGGCTGTATGATTTCTTTAAAGAGAATACCCAATTTGCCGTGGATATGTTAATGGGGGTTGAGTTGTTTCCGTTCCAAACAATGATGGTGAAAACCATGATGAAAAGCGACTATTTCTTGGGTATTTTAGGTCGTGGATCATCGAAAACGTTTTCATGCGGTATTTTTCTTGCATTATATGCGATGTTAAATCAAGGTGTTCATATTGGCGTATTATCAGCATCCTTTCGTCAGTCCAAGGGGATTATGAAAAAAATCCTCGACATTCAAAAATCGCCGAAAGCAAAACTCTTCAATGATTGCGTAACAAGGGTATCATTACAAAACGACGAGTGGAACATTGAAATCGGCCAAAGTAAAATTACCGCTTTACCACTAGGACAAGGAGAAAAGCTTCGCGGTTTCCGTTTCCAAGTGATGGTAATGGATGAGCTTCTCTTGATGCCGTCTCGCATTATTAATGAGGTGGTGATTCCGTTCCTCGCTGTTGTTACGAATCCAACAGAAAGAAAAAAAGTTAAAGACGCGGAAGACATTCTAATTTCTCAGGGAAAAATGACCGAGGCTGATAGAAAAATCTGGCCAAGTAACAAAATTATTGGTTTGTCTTCGGCGTCTTACCAGTTTGAGCACTTATATACAATGTATAAGAACTATGAGGAACTTATTTTAACTGGCAAAAGCGCAAACGCTCATTATAGTATTTTCCACATGTCTTACGATGCTGTTCCAGAAGCATTATATGACCCATCTCTTTTAGAAAAAGCAAGAGAGGAAATGTCGGAGGCTCAAATGGACCGTGAATTTCGTTCAATTTTTTCAAATGACTCATCTGGATATTTTAAAATATCCAAAATGATGGCATGCACCTTTCCCGCTGGAGAAGGACAGTCAGTAGAATTATTCGGCAATAAAGAAGATAAATATCTTTTAAGTATTGACCCATCATGGTCTGAAAGCGATTCATCTGATTATTTTGCCATGCATGTTATGAAAATCAGCGAGGCAGACGAAAATGGAATCTGCGTTCATCCATACGCTATTGCTGGCGGTCAGCCCAAAGATCATATCGCGTATTTTCATTATCTTTTGACGAATTTTAATATCGAGTTTATTGTGGCGGACTTTATGGGTGGCGCTCAGTTTATTGCGTCATGCAATGAAAGCGAACTTTTCAAAACGTCCAAAATTGAAATCAAAACTATTGACGTAGAAGTTGAAAACCCCGAAGAATATAGCGACAATATTAAAGAAATAAGAAACCAATATAATTTAACCAGCAAGAGAATCTGCTTCCTAAGAAAGCCGTCGTCATCTTGGATTCGTAGCGCTAATGAATTATTGCAAAATAGTTTTGATAAAAAAGACGTTTTATTCGCTGGCGCAGCATTAGATTCAGATTTTAATCGCCAAACCTCCAATCCTTCTAGGGTTGAAGGATTAAAATTCATAAAAGAAGAAAAGGGTGAAATACTATCTATTGTTGATTTTATTGAAAATTTAAAGGATTTAATGGCCCTTACTAGAACTCAGTGTGCGGCGATTATACCAAGCACAACCCCAACTGGCCATCAAACCTTTGATTTGCCTAAAAATCTAAAACAACAACGAGGGGCAAACCGCGCCCGAAAAGACTTATATTCCGCGCTAGTTTTGGCCAATTGGGGCAAGAAGATTTTCTTTGATATGAAGAAAATGCCAGCCGAAACAGTTCAATCTACTTTTACGCCGTTTTTCGCCAATTAAATTGTCAAATTGTCAACTTTAAAGTAACTTTTGCCAACTTTCCGCGCCCGCGTGTAACTCTCCTATATGCCGCGAAAATACACGAAACAGAAGGCCGAATACTGGAATAACCTTTCTCAGCCTGCGCCCGCCCCAACTCAAAACGTCGCAACCGCCTCTTGGGAACCTGTAAGCGCTGGTGATCCGTTTTATACCTCGTCTTCCACGGTTTTGGCCAACATTGCAAAAGCCTCAATCGCGGGTCGAACTTCCGCCGATTCAAACGCCACAACGGGCCGCCGAATTAATTCCGCCGCTCTAGTGGGTGTTCCAGATCGTTTCGCCGCAATTCGGGCGGGAATGCTTCCTTACGCTTACTCCCCAACAAGCGATTGCGTAGATGTTCGTGACGCGATTGAACTTTGCCAAAAAGCATATGCCAATGTAGCTATTTTCGCCAATGCCATCGACCTAATGAGTGAGTTTGCCAACACGGAACTCTATTTCGAGGCGGGCACTAAAAAGGCCAAAAAATTCTTCGAGGCTTGGCTGAAACGTATTAAAATCTGGAAAGTTTGTGACCAATATTTTCGCGAATATTATCGTTCGGGCAACGTGTTTATCTACCGTGTAGATGGCGCGTTTGACGAAAGGGACTACCGCCGACTCATTCAAGTATATGGGGCCGAAGATTCTGTTGAAGGCAAAAACAATGTGCCGCTCAAGTATATTTTCCTGAATCCTTACAATGTTGTGGCCAAAGCCTCTACCACTTTCGGCAATGACCAATATGAGCTTATCTTATCCAAGTATGATTTACTGCGACTTGCCAATCCCCAAAATGAAGACGACAAAAAAATCGCCGAAAGTCTCCCAAAAGAAGCAAGAGAGGCTGTCCAAAAGAAAACTTGGCAGTCAAATGGCATCCGAATCAAGCTTGACCCCGCCCAATTAGTTTCTAGCTTCTATAAGCGCCAGGATTACGAACCGTTTGCCGTTCCCTTTGGCTATCGTGTCTTGGACGATATTAATGCCAAACTAGAGATGAAAAAAATGGACCAAGCTGTTCTCCGAACGGCGGAAAACATGATTCTTCTCATTACAATGGGCGCAAAACCAAACGAGGGTGGAATTAATCCCGCCAACTTGACGGCAATGCAGAACCTCTTCAAAAATGAGAGTGTTGGCCGCACGTTGGTTAGCGATTGGACCACAAAAGCTGAATTCATTATCCCTGACTTACAAAAAGTTCTTGGCCCCGCGAAATACGAAACTCTTAACAAAGACATTGCCGAAGGTTTGCAAAACGTCATTATCGGCGAAGAAAAATACGGCAATACGCAAACCAAGGTTCAAGTCTTTCTTGAAAAATTGCGCGAAGCTCGAAACACTTTCCTAAACGACTTCCTCCAGCCTGAGATTAATCGTATTGCCAAAAACTTGGGAATGCAGAGTCCGCCAAAAGTAGCCTTCAAAGTTACAGACGCAAAAGACCCAACTCAAATGTGGCGCGTAGTGACTCGAATGATGGAGTTAGGATTGCTTGCTCCCGCGCAAGGTTTGGAGGCTATTCGCACGGGAGTATTCCCCGATCCAGAAAGCGAAGAATTTATGGCTGTTCAAGAGCAATACGCTAAAGACAGAAAACGCGGGATGTTCAATCCTCTGGCACCAGCAGCGGTATTACCCCCTCCTCTTGATCCAAATACCAAATATTCTATCGACAATGCTCCAAAAGTTTCCGCCGCTCCGCCGAAAGCTACCAGCAAAAAGGTTCCCACCAGCGCGGGAAGACCCCGCGATAGTAAGACGGCCAAAGCCAGTGTCGAAGATATTAAATCCACTGTTTACGCAACAGAAGATTTGCTATCCTTTATCAAGGCTAAGATTCGTGAAAAACACGGACTAGAAACCCTGAATGATTTCCAAAACCAAACTGCCGAGTCTTTAATGCAAAGCGTTGTCTGTGCGGCTGAAAAAGACCATTGGGAAGAATTGGCCGCTGAATGTGTGGACGACCATAACAAAATTGGCGGACTCAGTGTTCGGCCCGAGGTTTTGGAGGTTGCGGCGGAGCACGGAATCGAAAGTTACGAAGCAGCTTTAATGATTTAAGCTATCCGAGTCGTTGAATTCTATCAAGCATTTTGGCATTTTCTTTGTCAAGTTTTGACAGAGTTGATTCTAGCTCTTGAATCTTTTCTTTTGCGGCCAAAAGTTCCATCCAGAATTCTAACTCAGCGTTATTTGGGACGCCAACGTATTCATCATATCTAAATAGTTTATAGGGGGTGACTTTTTCGCCTGTTTCTTGGATTGAGTATTTCATACGAACATTTCGAGGGTAAAAATTTAGTTTTTCTACAGTTGAAAACAATTTAAGGATTGTTCTTTGGTATGGTTGGAGTTGGATCACAATAAATCTTCCTTCAAAAGTGCAACTTGAGCGTTGCCGCTAGATGCCCATTTATCGTCCCATTTCCAGTTTTGAGCCAAGAGATAGCAGTGGTTTTTATATCCTCTCTGCCATCTGGCCCAAAGGGTAAAACCGTTTTTTCTAATGCGGCGAGTGTAGGTTTTCATGGATAACTGTGAATCGTTGGGGCACTTTTGGCCGCTTGTCTTTTCTTAATCTGCTCATCAAGAAACTTCTTTGCACCGAAAAGGTCAGAAAAAACAGCCCTTTCAGAAATGGGAATTGAGACGCCAAAGATCATATACTCTTTGTCAAAATTTTTCCAGCGAAAGAGCTTCTTGTATTGAGGAGTATAAAAGCAATCTTTTTCTAGGATTCGGTATTTCATACTAGTCTTGCCCCAAGTAGTTAATCTGACTGATTATTTCTTGATGTTGCTCCTCTTCTAGAAGAGATTGGCGGTGTTTGTTTTTCTTTTTAGTCTTTTCGGCCAATTTAACAATGTTCAGCAAATGGCCGATTGTTAGTTGGTGTTTCGGGCCGTGTCGATTTGCGGCGATTTCTAGGATTTGGATTAGTTCTTTCATGTTTAAATTAGCCAATTATTCCCAAACTTTTGGACGGCTAAATCTCGAATTTCTTGTAGGCGAGAAATAAAATCGTCCAGATCACAAATATGGATTGAATCTTCGTCATTTTGATTCCCGTTAAAATATCTAGTTAGCTGAACGCAGCCGTCCCACTTTACATAGGCTTGGTATGTGTTTTCTACGTCAAGACTTTTCGCCAAAAAGTAATGAGATTTGGAATCTTCGGGTTGGATTTGCCAGTATTTGTTCATTGGATAACTTTGGCCCATGTTCTTTGAATTGTCAACACTTCTTTTTCTTCGCAGGTTAGATAGTAGGAGTCGCTAATCCAGTCGATAGATTCTGGCGCTCCGTGTTTTCCTCCGCCATGCCAGAAATTATAACCAATCCATCCATCGTCTGTTTTTAGTGCCCGAATTTCACATTCGTAATGTCTGGAGATTGGCGCGGGTAGGTCGGTTTCAAGCCCTTCGTATCTTACTTCGCTTTTAATACCAAAAGAGTCGTTGTCAACGGTGTAGGCATAGGCATCCTCAATTTCTTGTTTTGTTTCTAAGGGACCATTATAGTTGAATCCATTGTAAGCTATTTCGTTTGCTTTTTGGACAATGAATTTCTTTAGGGCTAGTGGGGCGGGTAGTTTTGTTTTCATATTATTTTTCTATTTCTTCTGGAAATCTTTCAAGGATTTCGCCCTTTGAATTTCTTACGTCATAGCATTCGCTGTAAAAGAATGGCCTATTTGTTCGGCCCACAACAATCATCTTTTCGCCCGTCAATTTGTTGGAAACAATGTCGCCAGCCTTGAATTTCCATTCATGGGGATTTGATGGCTCACAGCTAACTAGGAAGATTGATAAAAGAAAGAATCTCATTTTCGGCCAAAATAATAATCCAAAAAGTCCAAACTGTCAAGTTTTAATCCTGTTAAAGAACCACTTTTTAGCTGGACCAGCAAGCAGTTTTCCGAGGTCTTTTTCTTGGATATTGGATGCTTGCATTTCTGGAGAACACTCTTTGATTACGTCATTGAAAATCCAGCGAATAAAGTCGCCGATTGATGTTTGGTCTTGCGGCTTGTTATTTTCCGACAACCAATTAAAAGCTTGTTCTAGTCGGCCCTCATCTAAAACGGCGGAAATGAATGATTGTTCTGTTTCGTATTTTTGAATATCGACAGTGGCCAATTTTCGGACTTTGGAATTGGAGTGTTTGTCTCCTTTTGCCTTGAACCAATAACGGGAACTTTCCCACTCTTTTGCAGTACATCGAAAAACAATTCCCTCTCCAATATCAGAAACGTCGAATGCTTTCCCGACAGGACACTCTGCTTCTACATCCAAAACCCATTTG